TACGTACTTGTGCCTGTCCATTCATTGGTGAGCGCTTCTTCAGTATAAAGCTGTAAGCCTCCCTGTGGAAGAGCGCTTAAACTACCTTCGCTGTCGTTATACCAAAGTGTTTGATTGTCACTGCTTATAACTGCAGGCCCGCTTGAACAGGCTGTTGCAGCATCAGCATACGTTGCGTTTGTAATCTTTATTGAAATTGCAGCCATTTAGTGCTTAATCTTTTATTAATAGAGTCTGTGTTCTCTATTATATATCTAACCAAACTGGTTAGAGTTTAAGCTTAGCGTGATTCAAATTGGAACAGTCTAGGCTTAGATGCTAAGTTTGTAGATGTAGGCACATTTCTTACTAATTGAGCCGCTCTAATAGAATTTAAGTTTTTACCCTTAGGACTGTATTTAGCGAAGACTTCTAGATCAAACGAGAATTGAGTATCATATTTGTCAAAAATATCTAGACCAATCTTTTTAGTATACGTTAAGTTAGGGAAACTTAATTTAGCTTGACCACCAATTCTACCAATATCAGACGAAGCGTCGTTACCGAAGTAATCAGTCATTCTATATTGGAATACAACGTCAAGTGATAAAGCATTTGAGTTGCCTAATGTTGAGTTGTCTCTGCCTTTAACTTGCTTTCTTGATTGCTTAGTTTCACCATCAACTGAAAGTGTCGTTAAATTAATAGGAGACAAGTATAAGAAGGCTCCACATGATCTACCACCTAATAGGTATTGATCGTTAGCATCAAAGCTCATCTTGAATGAACGTGCACCCGCTGCAATTAAATCAGTGTATTGATATGCTAATTGTTGCTTAGATTTAACAGGATCTGCATCAACTGCTGATGATCCAAAGACTGCGTTACTTGCAGTTCTAAACGAAGTGCCAGTAACAAGAGTTGCTGTGATTGGCATACTATAACCAGCATTGTTGATTAGCGCTTGTAAGCTTGTTTGTTGTTCAGAATCTGTAACCGCAGCTGGGTTTGAAACCGTGCTGTTACCATCTTCATCACTAGTCCAACCAGCATAAATGTTTTCTAAATCCGGGTGATCTTTATGGAAATACAATCCACTATTATAGTTTGCAGCACCAATTGTGCTAATAGAACACACGTCGATCATAGAAGCATCAAATCTTTGAGTAAGATCTGGAGTAATCCAACTAGTTACATTTTGGTTCTTACCAAAAGTACCGGTCCAAATAAAATCACTAGAGTTTCCATCTCCACTTCCTTGAATCAATGATATATTACCAGCTGTACCTTCAAAAGAAGCATAACTTAAAGTGTACTCATAACTATTAAGAGTCGCCGTACCCGCAGTTAATGGCGAAGTAATATAGTGTGGATTTTGATTAGCAATGTCCATATATCTCGAGTAGACAAATTGTCCACGTCTTTGAGCAGATTGATATGGCGCATCTTCTAATAAATCATATGTTGAAATTTCAGTAGATGAAATGTTTTGGAACTGAATCGGTGCCAAATCGTATTTACCTTCCGTTGTGTAATAAGTATCAGACTCAACTTTAGTATCAATTGCAGTAGTACCTTGATCATTTGTTAATGTACCAAAGCCATTTGTTGTAATAGTCGAAGCCGCGTTTGAAGACTTGTATGCTGGCTGGTTTCTATCACCAGTCAATCTAGATACAAGTTCAAGTTGAGTTGCTTTAGTGTTTTCTAAAAGTAGTTTAAATGTCTTAGTAACGATGTGTCCTTTCTTAACAGAAAGTTCAGCTACCTCATCAACATAGTAACCAGCAAAAATCTGATTAACTGTATTGTTCTTAACGATTGTTACTGTACCATCTTCTGCTTGAAGCTTAACTACCAATTCACCAACTTCAGCTTCAATACCCTCTTTAAGAGCTCTAATCTGATTTTCAAGTTCAGTCAATTTGTCAAAGACAGAAACTGGTTTTTGTTCTGGTGAAAGAAAGCCCGATGCAATGTTAGTTGCAGTGTGAGCATAATATGTTTCGTTAGCTGTAAAGCTTTCATCAACGTGAGTGTAAACACCTCTTGCTGTCAATTCGTCTGAGATTTTAACGGCTGCAACTTCAGCTAAGTTTTTCTCTACCAAATTGTCAAGATCCGTTGTATCGATTTCAGCTTCTGGGAAATCAACTGTGATTGGCTCTGACCAGTCACTAAAGATTGGGTTTGCAGGATAACCAGCTTCTGAAACTGACTTAACTCTAATTTCAACTAGTTCACCTTCATTAATAGCAATATCTAATTGGTTAAAGTTGATCTCTTGACCATCTTCAACTAGACTCTCTTTCCACTCAAATTTACCGGTGTCAGTATTTCTTGCACGATCTCTAACCTTGGTTCTAATCTCATTCCAATTTGAGAAGACCGCAGTCTTTTCTCTAGTGCCATCTGTAAATGGTAGTTGAGCAACTTCGCCTGCCTTACCACTCGTCGATAAGTATCTATATTGAATAGCAAATTGAACTACTTGTTGATCAGTAGTGTCTGCAACTTTCTTTGGAGATGGAACGGCCCAAAAACCTCTAACGCGATATTTAGGTGCAATGTTAGTAACGTTTGTGCCTGAAGCCAAAGATTGAATCTGATTTACAAGTGAGTTGTAGAGTTTAGTTTCACTAGCTCTTTCCTCGATAAGTGCATTTAATTCACTCTTGTCCTTGTCTTTTTGAATATCAGACTCATACTTCTTAGTAGAGATTTCAGTTCTCTTCTTAGCTATTGTATCGTCAAGCTTCTTAATTGTTTCTTCAACTGTCGTCTTATCCGCTGAAAGCTTTTTAATTTTATCAGCAGTATCATTTTGTGTTAAGTGTGAGTTGATCTGAACCACCTTAAAGTTTGAAGCTTCAAGTGTTGGAGCATCTGGAGTTACACCAACCGTAGCCGGTGGAATAGCGTCCTCTTTTAATGCTTTAATATATTGACCGAAATCAGCAACGTTGTCCTTGTAATAGTCATCTAACCTAATCTCTGAACCATCTTCTTGAAGAAGGATCATTTCGTTAGTATAGAAACCAATACCAGGTGACCAATTTTCTGCTAACATGCCAGAATCTGAATCAATCGCCTTAACAAATAAGAGGACTCTCTCGTTAAACCCTAAACTAATTTCAATGTTTAACGCAGTTGTGTTATATTTATAAATCGATAGTACGTCAGTGCCAATCTTAATAGGATCGTAACCCTCTACTAATTGAACTTCAATTTGACGAGTTGAACCATCAATTTTAGAAATCTTATATCTAGTGTTTCTGTTGCCAGAGTTAACCATTAACTCATCACCAACTTTTAACAATTCTGTTTGATCAAGATCTTTATCGTTATCAGAGTAAGTTAGTTTGTCAAGTGTGATTAACTTAACCGATCTTTTAACAGTTGTGCCTTCAACGATAACGTCTTTTTTAGCCGAATCAATTGACAATACATCAAACTTACCAATATATTGATTAACTCTATATGGTAGGTCTCTAACTTCTTCGTCAACGATATACGTTAAGTTATTATTAGCAATGTCTCTAAGTGCTGTGTAGTAATCAATACCTTCTTGGTTCTTATAGTTTTCCTTAAAGAACTCAACTGATGGCACGTTAGTAGAATCGAAAATAATTCTCTTAACTAAAACTCTTTCAGTGTCATTTGGAATTTGACCTGTAACGTTTAAAGTTGTAGTTAAAAGAGGGTTTAAAAAATCTTCAAAGAAATAGTTGCTCTTAGTAGTAAATGAAGATGGTCTGATTAGAGACGAAATATCATTTGCTGGAGCTTTTAATCTTGAAGTAACAATATTTTGATATGTGCCATCTGGCAATTTAATCTTAGTATTACCTTTACCCAATCCTGTTAAAGCCTTAAGATTAGTGTCTAATCTTTCTAGCTCTCGCTTCATAAACCCAAAAGAAGGTACATATACGGTCTTAGTTGTACCCTCATCAGTAATGACTTCTAATGGTACATCTTTTAAATCCGTAGTAATAGCTTCATTAATTCTCTCATAAATTTTTAATGAGTTAGAGTTAATTTCAAGAAGCTTCTTGAGCGAATTAGAAATTGAGTTATTAGTATTCATATTATCTTAAAATATCAGCTTCAAAGACATAATTTGTAGGATCAATACAAGTTATCTCTATATACGGTTTGTTTGTTATTAATTGAGTAACGTCAATGTCTGCTACAAGTTTATCAAAACCGGTTGATTTTCCAGTGTAAAACTTAATGTCATACCCATCCATGTCAATTGTATCAAATGCAACTTTAATGGTTTGACCTGCTTTCCAAGCATTGAAACTATCATCAATGTATATATTCAAGTCTGCATTAGGGCCTGTTAAAAATAGTCCCTTTAAACTCAATCTATTTGTGTAAGCCAATAACTTAGTCCAAACAGCAAATTTGTCTGCGCCGTTACCGTCATCATTAGCATCAAATAAGGTTGATCCACCCAATTGAACAGCTAAATATTGACCAATCATATTCCATAGCCAAACCTCATTTAAAGAGTAACCATATACAGTATTATTAACTTTAATTTTATTAGCAATTGATTTGTCAACTTGAGTACCTTGACCATTAAAAATAACATCAGTGTTATACTGTAATTCAACAGGAATGGTACCGTCAATTAGTTGGTTAATTTTATCATGTGCTTTAGTGATCAGATTAAGAAGCGCTCTTGAGTCTTCTAATTGAATAGAAGCGTTCTCAAAATCTGTTTCTAAAGTTTCTAATCTAGCAATAATTTCTTGAGCATCTTGACCATTTACAAGTAGTCCTTCCATGTCATCTAGTCTATCGACAATTGAAGAATATCTTGTGTTGGCCGCTAAAAGTAATTCAGTTGCATTCTCTAAGGCAGTCGTAGTATCCATAAATAGATCCATTGAGAATGTAGTAAAATCATTAACTGAAGTTTCTACACCGACATTATCGAGAGATGAGTTGAATTTTAAGTTTAACTTTAAAGAGTAAGCATTACCATTAAGGCCAGTAACCTCGTTTGGCTTATACTTAATTTGTTCGTGAATTTTTGTACCAGGACCAAACGCATCTTGAATATCATCAAGAATTAAGATACCATAAAGGTTAGTCGATCTATTTGCAGGCACTGATTCACTATAAAGATCGTAATAAACTAATACAGCGTTGAATCTAAAATCTTGACCCTTTTTAGCGTAGTCTAATAGTGACTTAACGTCTGGATCATTTTGAATCGGAGCATAATTAGCCGCATTAAAATCGATTTGAACACTATTTGTAGCATTCGTTTGAATATCATAGTATGCACCACTGTTTTGTGTATAAGCATCAACAATAGTATCAATATTGATGTTAGGATCTGGGTGCTGTTGTCCAGCTCTGCCTTCAATATAATCGCTTGCATACAACTTAGTTGCAGTTGTGTTATAATCGGTTGGCTTAAATAGGACTAGTGGTGTATAACCAACCGAAGTTGGTACATTAATGTAAACCTCGTGATAGGTATTGTCTTTATAAGTAATATCGTTTTCAGCGTCGATAGAACCAAGATACTTAACTACTTTATCATAATTAGAACCACCTAAGATTGCATTATCATTTTCAGCGTAGTTTCCTAATACGCTCTCGTTAGAATCAGTCGGCCTAAAATCAATAGCACCTAAGGCAGAAAGCCATTTAAAGAAGATTTTCTCAGCGTCTGATTGTAGAATGATTGGATCATAATCATCATCCCCTAAAAGAAGTTCTTCTAAGTTAAGTGCGTAATTTTGAAAGGTTTGTGCGAAGTCAACATTCGGCATCGAAGCAACATAAGACTGACCAGAAGCTTGTTTTAAATTAAGCTCATAATCAATCGTATTAGAACCGTTAACAGATTGGGTAAAGTCTGGTAAGTCCAGTAAAGCGTATTTACTAAACTCAAACTTAATATCTGGGTTGTTAAAGGCCCTAGTTATGTCTCTCGCTGAAGATGCGAACGCATACATCGTGCCACCTTGCGGCTGAGGTATTCTAACTAAAGGAGTAGCCATTTATCTTTTTATCAATTTTGTTTATTGGATTGTAGCTGCGTGCGAGCTAACTACGTACCATTTATCGCTAAAACATCTTAAAGTTACTGAAGAGTTTGCTGCATCTAAAGAAATAGAAGTAGCGCCTAAAGTAACACCTGCTCCGGTTAAAATTGAAACTGCAGCTGAAGCTGTAGATCCAACGATTACCGTTACTTCTTGACCGTCATCACCTGAAGGCAATGTAAAGGCCGCGTCAACAAAATAAGTTGAAGCTTCAAGTGTAGTCAGCTGCAAAGTTGCAGTCGGAGCAACTGTGGTACCTACAACACCGCTCTTAATAACTTTACCACCCATTGTGATAGCATTATTAAACGCAAAGTCAGTGTTGATAACGCCACCGTTACCATTAACTTGGAGAAGGTTTAAGTTGTTTTGCGAAACAGTAATAGCCGCTGTTGTAATATTAGAAACTCCACTTAAAACCTGAGTTGTTGGATTTAAGAGAGAAATTACACTAGCTAACTCATCATTCAATAACTCAAAATTAGTATTGATAATTGGTCTAGACGAAGATACCGAGTCAGTACCTAAGATTTCAGTAATGTTTGCCATTTTCTTTGTTTATTTTACTTTTAACATGTTTCGTTTTACAACGTTCTTATTACCATATGTGTCTTCCGCTTCAAGTTCAATAGAGTAGTACCCTGGATATTTGAAAATGTAGGTAAGCCACATATTATTATAGTATATATCAGTGATTTCTGGGTTAGTTATATTCTGAATTCTCCAAATAGCGTTCTTAGCGCCTGGAAATTTAGAAATATCAGTAGAAATCGTTACGTGAGTTGATCTTTCAACTTCAGCAAAACTCTTAAATACTCGAGTATCGTCCCATGTAGGATTGTAATGTACAACATGGGTTTCACCAGACACTGCTGAGTTACTAGATGGATTTGCTTTTACTATGTATACATTCGAGTAATCGTACGTATATGAGTATTCCCAACCAACTGCTAAAATAAATCTAAAAATATCTGAAGCTAGTGGATTTGTACCATCGATGTCCTCAAATACAACATTGTAATTAAACTTACTAATAATAGGATCTGTACTATCATTGAGTTCATTTATAACAGCATTCCAACCACCAATATCAGAATAACTTACTGGGCTTGGCGAAGTAATAGTGTGAGTTGCTGTAGTAATTTCTCTAGTAATTGGATTTGTATGCTCAATCACCAATTGATCACCTTGTTCAATATGATCTATTTTAAAGCTAGCCGTTAAATCAGAACCAACTCTCATAGCTTTCCACCATAAGTGCTTAGTGTCATTCCATCTAAAATCACATTCGTCCCATTGATATGGCCCAGTAGTTTCACTAAAACCATCTTCTGAGTAAATATCAAAGTATCTTCTAACTGTTGAGAATCTAACACCTTGATCATCTTCCATGTGAACGTAATTTGCTCTATCTAGAGTCAAATAAAGAGTAGCAATGCTATCATCAATTTTTGTCAAATTGTCTTGTGCAAAATCCCAATAGCCGCCGCTTTCTCTCCAGTCTAAAACTTTATCATTCCAAGTTGTGTCTTCTTTCCACTTGTAAATACCATAGAGTTCAAGTTCTTTAAGTCTAACGTCAACAAAGTCGTCCTTTCTATAATGTGACCTATGACCAAACAAGTCATATGTTCTAAACTCTACGCTGTACTTGCCACTATATGGTAAATTTAGAGGTAAAACTAAAAAGTCGTCGATTGGTCCTCTAAACGATTGATTATATCCTCGCTCGTGATTAGTAACTACCCATTCAACTTCATAAACCCAACGTTTCCACCAGTTTTCCCATGTTACTTTAAGATTTGAGTTAGCGTCCATTGCATCTTCCCATGTAAAGTCAGCCTCATCCCAAATATCATCAAATGTCAAAGTACCGTCTAAAGTTACAGGAGCACCGACAGGAATATTTTGATTATATGAGTGTAATTCTCTGTTATAGTAGGTTTCGTAAAATTCTTTATAGATCGATTTAAGCTCTATACGTTGTGCTTCAGTTAATTGATCTTCAGTCCCAGGAATCATGTTCAAGAATAAATCATAATTCGAAGTAGGATCATTTTGATCTAGCATTGACTTTAAAACCATTGAGGTGTCCTCGATAAAAATAGGACGCTCTTTGGGATGCATTTCAAATTTAATATCATGCCCTTCACTAAAGAACCCAATACCATTTTGAATGTTCCAAACATTTAAGTTTTTCTGAGCAAAATAATCACCTTCACCGGTAATATCAATAATTTTAGCATTAAGAGGTAAATACTCTCGTTGTAACTTATTTTTTAGCCCATATAATTTAATAATAACCTCATCTGGTGTGTAATCAAATACCTCATCAACATTAGGAATATCCCAGTAATCAAAGGTGCCATTAGGCTCATTTAATCTGTAAACTAAAGAGAATCTACTTGTCTTTTTAGTTGTGTTACTAGGTACTTTGAAACGCATCTTCTTGCGAATCATCTCACCTCTCTTAGATGCATTTGGCACCGGCACCGCATAGAGTTTACCAAAGCTATTGCTTGATTTATCTACATTGATCCAATACTCTTTAAGTGTAATTCTATCATAGCCAAAAAAGTCGATCGCATTTAAAATAGCTTTATATGTGCCAACGAAAGGCTTAATGTTATGGAGTTCTAATAAAAGCTCCTTTCTTTTTTGATTAAGTAATACATAATCTGGTGACATTTCACTAATGTCATGATCTTTAAACAATAAAAAGTCACCTTCATCTAAAGTAGCGCCAAAGTTTTGAAGTAATGTTTTAAGTCTTTCATCTTCAGCTTCAACCTCACCATAAAATTGAATTGAGGCAATTAGAGTTTCTGTCCCATTAACTGATTCATAAACTTCTAGTGTTCTTGTGTGTGGACCCTCTATTTTAGAGCTAAGTGCTACATTTACTTGAAGTGCTACATTTTGCTTTGTGTTTACTTCTCTAACACCATTCGTATCAAACCCTGGAGAAACTGAACTATCAATTAGATCATGTCTAACCTCGGTAAGATTTTCTATTTTATACATGCCGTCATCTAACTTAGCTGAGTATAAGATAATATCTTCAGAGTCGGCTAAATTACCTTGTTTCCATTTAAAAACAAATTGAGTTGGATCTACAGATTCGGCAACTGGTGTGTTTGGTGTTAAATCGCCTAAATACTTACACTCTTCTAAAACAAAAAGGTTGACAGTTTCATATAATTGCACAGAAACTTCAGGCATGTAAATTCTACCGGCCCAAATACCTTGTGAGTTTTTAACCAAGTTTAAATCTGTGGTTAACCCATTAAAAAATCTTAGGTTATTGTACATTATCTAATGTATTTGTCGTCTTTTTTCACAGTGTAGTTTTTATAACTCTTTAAAACTTTAACACCCTTTAATAGATTAAAAATATAATCATCTATAAAAATTAAAAAGTCATTTAATGTTTGATTTCTAATAATGTGTCTTGAAAGCATTCTAGCTAAAAAGGGCTCATTTGTGTAATCATAACCAATATTTAGCCTATCATCTTTTCTAGATTTAGCATTATCATAAACACGTGTTTTCTTATATAAAAATAAATTATCAAACATTATCTAAGTGCTTTTCTATTTCCAGCCTGTACTCTAGTGTAAATTGTTCTAGGCACAGGATTTCCGTCGAAGTTAATACTTAATGCAGCTTCAGCGTTGATCAATACATCGTCAACGATTTCATCACCGTCTCTGTCTTGCCATCCGCCTCTAAATACAGCAACTTCTTCTTTTTCCATAATAATATCACCCCATTGATCAAGTCCTTTGACTGTTTCTGGAATAATAGTTGTTTCATCAACTGTCACCGTTTCAACCTCTTCAATACGCTTAAAGAAAACATATTTTTGTTTACCATTACCGACCGTTTCCAAAGTTACAGGCTCTTGTGGTACCACAGTTGTAGTTACAGATTCAAAGTAACCAAGTCTTCTAGCAGTCTCTTCAGTTTCTGAAATAAATCTAACGTTAACTGCATCAATACCTTCAATCTCTTCTAAGATATACACAATATCAGATTTTGGTAATTTATCTCTTCTAGTAATATTTAATAGATATGTACCGATACGCTCTCTAATTTCAGTTGCAAGTTCTTCTTTAGTGAAACCTTCAAAGTATCTAATGTTTACATCCATGCTGTACTTTCTAATTTGAGGTTTAACAAAAACAACTTCAGTAGTTACCATTTGTTGGCCGCTATCCTGAAGTACTTGGTACATTTTATCATACTCATTTTGATCAAAGAACATTTCTTGTTGTGGAATTGAGAAATAGTCTTGGCCACTTGCCAATTTCTTTCTAACATCAGGCACTGCGAAAATATAGATCACGTTATCGTCATCTAGGTATTGATCATCTGTTGTATTATATGCATCAATATATGAGAATAAACCATATCTTGATAGGAAATATTCGTAATTATCAGGCGTTGCTAAAACAAACGATTTACTAGCAAGTGGAGTCATAACTTTAGTAAAGACAGTTGACTCTTTATCAGCGCCCATTTTTGGTGAAGACGTAATGATTACATCTAAGAATTGGTTAAGATCATGCATTTCGCCCAATGAATCTTCACCTTCAGCATCCCATTTAACAGTTAAGTCTGCACCATCAGGTAAGTTACCAGTTGGTCCAACATGCTTAACATATTCAACTTCTATCTCAGAACCTTTTGGAGGCATCATACCAAACGCTTCGTTACCAAAATAAATGTCTAAACCTCCAGAAATACCTGTTTTAAGTAGGTAGCCTTTTTCATTTCTTTGCAAATCATAAAGTGATTCGTGTTTAGTCCATTTTTCACCATTAACACTTACGCTTACCTTGCTGTGATCAGAAAGGCCTCGAGTTTGTACGTTAAATGATTGTAATGCTGTACCTAAACCTGTAAACTTTTGTGATTCAAATTCACCTTGAATAATAGCGGTTTTAATTGATAATTTATTAGTTTTTTCTAGTCTAAATCTATCTTTATCGGTAAGTAGTGTATACATTAAACCGTTTGCATCAAACTTAAGTTTAGCTCTAGAGTCAATTGTTAAACCAGTACCTGCGATTTTACTAAAATCTGCGCCTGGCTTCCATCTAAATTCAATTTCACCTGTCGCTGCAAAGCCTCTAGTCGCATCGTGACCAGTCAATCTCGAAAGTCCATAAATAGACTCGGGTTGTTGAGCAGTATAAATGTTTTGTTCAACTGTAGCATCTTCGATATAGAACATAATCAATTCAGCTATCTCAGATAAGACTGAAAGAATTTGAGCAAATGGAGAAGCCTCAGTAAAAAGTGTGTTTGCACGCTTATAGACCCTAGTAATATAGGTTCTAGCATCGTCTCTAATTTGAGATGCAGAAGATCTAAGTGTGCTTAAAAATTTTAATTCAGCCATTTTACCTAATATTTATTTGTACTAAATACTTACTATCTATTGTAATATCTATGTACGCAATGTCTCTAACTTCACCCTTAAAAAAGCTAACTTTAGAAACAACATTATATTTGCCTGCCAACGGGCAGTAACTTCTTATTTGAGAATCTATTACATTTTTAATAGCCGACTCAGTTTGATTTAATTCGTAAATCATATCTTCTAATGCACAACCAAAATCAGGTGATCCTAAAACATCGCCAGTATCGGTAAACAGTGTCGTCTCAATTTGAGTAATTAACTGCTCTATCTCACCGTTGTTTTGAACTTGATCAGTTTGATAGTTAGGGTCGCCTATGTATTTAATGTAAAATTCCATTTATATATGTATCTGATTTTTTTAGCTGTGGAACATCCAATCGACCCCTTCGTCACCTTTGATTTCTTCCTCAATTGCAGCTAATTCTTCATCGCCCATATCCTTGATGGCGCCATAATCAAACTCAACATTACCAGGTAGTGCGAACTTAAAGATACCTAGCTTAGCTCCTAATGACTGTTTGATCTTAGCACTAATATATCTAAAGAAAATTTCATCATCGTAAAGGGCACAGTCTGGTAAAGTTTCATAAACCTCTAGAATAACATCACCCTTAGGTGTATCACCCATAAACTTAAGCTCACCTGTTAATCTTGAATATTGATAAGAAATAGGATTTTCAAGAATCATTCTAGACATATCAGCTAAACTGGCATTTAGAACATAGTACTGTAATTCTTCCGCAGCTTCAGCTGGGCCTGAACCATCGTACATACCTCTAAATAACATTTTTTCAATAGCAAAATCAGCACCACCTTGGAATCTCATATCCATTCCCATACCAGTCGAATTCCAACCACTGGCCAAATCATGAACACCATAGACTGAATAAACAGCACCGCCACCGTCAACACTGGGGCCAGGTAAGTTTAATGTACGATTATTTTTAAAGTACTCGCTACTAAAGACACTATTTGGAATGTGGTAATAGTTTTCTTTTACTGAATCCTCATATTTTTTATAGAACCATTTTTTAGCTCTTTTAATAATGTTAACAACCTCTCTTTGTGGTAAATTAACAGGGACCATACAAGCGCCGGTAATCTCATCACCAATTTCGGTTAAAAACGCATTCAAACAGTTTTCACCAAAATCTCTAGGAGTAGTTAGATTATTTTCGCTACCGCTTCTAATTTCGCTCATCTTTTATTTTATTTTTTTACTTACTACCACTTCAGTAGTATCATCTATTCTCGCCTCTTTGCCTAAGAAACCTTCTCTATAAATACCTCCAACCATTTTGCCTTTAAAGACGCCATCTCTACCGAATACAAAACAATTGGTTGCAGTTACACTACCGTGAACATAGCACGATTCGACCTTACTGTCTTTTATTTCAGCGCCTTGATACATGTTACATCTTACAAGCATAGAGCCTTCAACTGTACCGCCATAAATAGAAGCATTCATTACATTACCTCTAATTTCACAATCTATAAATTCAAAACCATCGATGTTATATGCAGTGTTCATAACTCCATCTTTAACCTGAATTGTTGAATAATCAGAGTCATAATTAATTGTACCAGCTTCTAAAGATCCGTCAACTATGAGATTTAATACTCTTTCTTTAATACGATCCCACTGTACTTTAATGATTTGATCATTATCCTGAAGGTCTACTAAAAGATTAATCTTAGGCCAATACTTATTAAGTTTCTTATAGTCTCTAAGCATCTCAATAAGTGGTAAATTCTTGTTTAAGATTCTTTTTAATTCTATTCTATTTTCAGGCGTAAATCTTGGATCATTACATGAATTCCAAACCTGTAAAATAAAACGATCTAAGAGGTGCAAAATGGCTTCTTTTTTCTCGTGATAATTTTCACCACCTAGGTATCTAAACTCTAAATAGTTCTTCTCTTTTTTAGAGAAGTTAATGCCGTAATACTTTGTGTCAGCAAACTTAAAGTTATTAGGTTCAATGTGATCTTCGTCAAACCAGTATGCCTCTCTTTTTGGCATAATCCACTTAATACTTTTAGCATATGTAGAATTTTCACGATTAGGGAAGAATTTGTATATTCTAGCCTCATCAAATTCCAAGATAAATTTTAGAGTGTTCATCTTAGAAATCATTGTAGGATCTTCTAAGTACTGATTATCAAATGAAACATTTAAGTGAATACTGGCTCTATCATTTGTATAGCCATTCTCTTTGATCCAATTAAGCATCTTAATGATGACAATCCTGGTATTTCTATAAGGCATTGCACCCGTAACCAGCTCGATGAGTCCTTTACCGCCTGACATATCAGGTTCCAATTTAAAGACTTTATCATCAGGTTGAAAGTCTGAATGAGCTTTATCCTCTAATTGAATCTTTCTTCCCAAAAGTTCAGATAATGACTTTTTGGTCTCTTCTAACTCTAGGTTGGAATAAAACTCGAACTCCACACCAACAAGCGCAGAGTTCAAGAGTTGTTCCCTAGTAGAATTTTTATTTAGCTTTTGCATCTAAGAGTATGATATTACCGTTTGGATTATATATCACACTCTCGTTCGAGTTACTCAGGCATTTTAAGAAATACCTTCATAGCATCTTCGTCAATTCTAGTAATTTGTACAGTGATGTCATCGCCTGGTTTAAAAACAGACATTGTGTCTTCCCCTAGTTCACTTACATGAAGCAAACCAGTTACACCTTCTTCAATCGTAATGAATAAACCGTAATCTTTTTTAGTCTTAACTTTAGCTGAGACTGTAGATGGCATTTGATAGCGAGAGTTGATATTCATCCATGGATTATGTGTAACTTCAGTCTTTTGAGTTAACGTAATCTTTTTGTGATTAATAATATCTTTAACTTTAAATCTAATTTCATCACCTGGTTTAATTTCTCTAGCCTTAAACTTAGCCATTGTTTCTTGATCTAAGTCATTAGAGTGAATCATCCCAGTCAAACATTTATTAAACTCTACAAAGACACCATATTTGGCAGTTCCTGTTACATTACCAACTTGCTCGTTTTCGATATTTTGTTTAAGATCTTCAATTGCATCTGGAATTAGGGCTTGTAAATACTTTCTGTGTGAAACTACTAATGTACCTCTTTCTGGTGAGAAACTAACCGGAACAACATACATCTCAGTGTCAACAATAGATGAGAAGTCATGTAGTTTATTAATTCCAGCTAGTGAACCTGGCATAAAGCAATCAATGCCTTGAATTCTAACAATGTAACCACCATTTTCGATCATATGAGAAACTCGACCGACCCAAGCTGTATCGCCTGATTCAACACCGTCTCTAAGATCCATAAATACCTTTTGCTTAACACCACCACTAATAGATCCACTAATGTGTTCACCTGGCTGTACGTTAGTAATTAAGACTGCGGTCTCTTCACCAACAGACATTTGCTGTACTTCTGGTGTTTCTTTACCGTACTTAACATAAACAAGCTCTCTGTAACCAATGTCGACACTAATCCATTCTGTGCTAATACCAAAAATAGTTCCTTCGTGAATTTCACCTGGCAATACCTTAGTTTTGATATTGTCGTAGTTATCTACATTGCTGTAAATATCATAAAGTTCTTGGGCATAAGATTCTCTAGAATAGACTTTATCGCCCTTTCTAGTACGAATGTGTGGATTTGGTTTTCTAGTGTGAGATGGACAAGTTGCTTCATATGCTTCCCACATAAAGTTACCATCTGCGTCGTAAAATTCTGAATCTGTTGTAGATTGATCCTCCTTGTTTTTTAGTTGATCAATGTTATCGATATTTTCAGCTACTCTTTCTTCTACCTTGATGTTGAGTTCTTTAGTTTCGGCTGTAGCCTCTCCGATTCTAGCTCTTTTCTTTTTTTCAGTCATTATTTTTTATATTAAAGGTGTAACATAATATATATCTCTTCACTTTTTAGAACACGACGGGTACAAAACCAACCATAGGCACTGGGCCAATTGGTGTTGGGATACCACCTAAATAGATTAATTTAAACTCTAATAAGTGCATTGCATACGCAAAAGACAGAGCTGTTGCCACTGCAATTGCTGGTGGTTGAGGTACTGGCAATTGACTAAATGTTTTACCAGTATTCCAAGCCCTTCTTAGGTTATTAGCTAATCGTTTTTTACCACCATAATAAATCGGTATATAAATACCAGTTAGAGGTGGGGGAATTAATGCAGGTGGCATTGAAGTAAGAGGTTGAAATGGTTTTACAATACACAAATACCAATACGTGATAGTTATTTGTGCTAATTCTTCGTATGGATCTCCACCTGGCCAACTATATGGTATATCGTTTTCAGGTTCATTAGCATCACATTCTTCAGCTTCTTGCTTTGCCTTTTCTGTTTGATAATATTGAAACTTAAAAAGTGTTCCACCCGTTTTTGGATCTATTGCTAAAAATTGATTTAAAGCCGCTTCAGGATCAGAAGCATCTGGACTAATACTACTTACAGCTGGTGGTATTTTAGACCATTTATTTTCGTATTCATTTTTTACATACTTAAGATCAACATAAGACGTGTCTTTATCCCACCATATAATTTTATAATTATCAATAATTACATTAGTTTCTTCTCCGTTTGCAACATTATTAGTAGCATATGTGTAAAACGTTTTTTGAGCATCTCCATCATATGTAAAAAATGTTACTACATTATCAGTTAATATTTTAGGCCTTTTACTTTCAACTATTTCTGTTTTAGGTTGACCGTCGTCACCAATAGACTCATATGTACCTTTTTCTCTATTATAAGAAACCTGTATTTTATATGGATCTAATGAACATAATTCTTCTTCACTAGAGCTTGGTTTTGGCATCGGCGTTGCCGCCTTTCTACCCCTAGACACCCTTTTATATAAATCTAGTTCAATATATGTATAAATAACATCACCTCTCCAATCTTTTTCTATAACTTCATATGCCGGAAAAACAGTGTCCATAGCCTCTTTAACTACCCTAGAAACACCGTCTACTATAATTTCCCAATTGTATCCTGCGTTTTGAATATCGTTTATAACACCGTTTCTAACATTAGGATATGGCCATCTTTGTCTCAAGCTATAATTTGCACTAGCAATTTCATACTCTGTTAAATCTTTATAGTTTTGTTTACCCAAACTAGTAGCCCATCTAAGATACTTAAATTGATTATCTTTATTACTTATAGTATCAAATTTCTGTAGAATTCTATTTGCAAATATAGCTATAATATCATCATTTGATTCGTTACCATCTAAACAATGAAACTCAAAAAACTTAAACTTAAGTAAACCATATTTAGGATCGTTTTTATGATCTTCAATAAATTTATTAAATTTCTTAATTCTTTTCTTTTCTTCTTCTACTGGATCTGGTGGTTCGACTGGTTCTGGACAAAGTAAATCTGCATAGTCTGGATGTGACTCTTTACCCATTGAAATAATATTACCATCTGCATCCTTTTGATCCATTAAGGGTAAATCACCCTCTTTTAACATCCTCTCAAATACTAGGCCATACCCGTTTTTTAAAAACTCTTCGGCTGCTGGATTATTAATGTGAAATGCACCAACTGGAGTTTGAGCTGCATTTTTAACTGCATTAAGATAGTCTTGTGCTATCGCTACACCAAAATCATATCTACCGCTTAATAGATTAGTACTTCCAATATTAGTAAAATCAGTAGGATTTGTTGCTAAATTAGCATTTACTGGATTGCCAGGTTTTACTGATTCTGCAAGTGCGTCTGCATGTTCTTTACTAGGTGGAAACTGAAAGACTTCAACTTGATCAGATCCAACCTTAGGCACTTCATATGATTGTGTAGCAAGTCCTCCTGGTTTTGTAAATTGTTGACTAGAGATAGTACTTGCTGCCGCTGATATAAATGTTGGCCAAATTACGGGCATGATTACTTACTCTTTTGTTGATAGTTAATATGTGTACTTGATAACCTACCAACAGTCGTTGTTGTAGGTGGCATCGGAGGACCAGAAGGTCCAACGCCAGTTGGGTGAATATGTGCAACATAATCATCTAATAAAGCCTGCAACCAATCTTGTAAAGACTGACCTCTAACGGCCGGTTCAGTTTCATCTGCACCGCTTTCACCAGTATTTGAGACAAATATATCGCCTGAGTCTAAGAACATCTTAGCATCTGTGCTTATCTTAATAAAACCTTCTTCGTCAATCTGAATCATTGGACGTTCCTTAGCACCGCTGCCTCTCGTAATCACTAAGCCGTCTTCTGGCGAGTGATAGATGCGAAGATTTCTTTCAGCATCATATACTAAGCTTATCACATCGTGAGGCTTATCAGAAGCTTCGAGAATGTCTGTCTTTAGGTCTTTGTTTTGATCAACTTGAAACCAATATTCAGGGTGATAGATGTTACCATTATCAAAGCGTACTGCTACAATATCACCAACTCTTGGCACTGCATGTGCACCAACTTGATCGCGGTTCATTGGAGTGGCCCATGGAATTGCATCGTCTGGTAAAAGGTCAAATTTACCGAATACTTTGACTCTACATCGACCTTTTAATAGTGGATCTTCGTTGATAATGACCTCACCAAGCCAATGCGTCTCTCTAAGATTGTCTTTGTAAAGTTCTTTATCATTCATGTACGTTATCGTTTATTGGATCGTCTCTATCTGGAGCGATCGGATCATATACTTTTTTAGGTGTAATGTTGCCATCTGGTGATGAGTCAAGTGCAAAGTTGTCTTTAGGGTAAATGTTACCAGGGCTCAAGTCACCCGAACCCGGTCTACTTCTTTGACCAAATAATTGGCCAGCTAAATTAGCGACTGCATTAATACTACCTGCTTGAATAGCATCTTGAATAGAACCAATACCGCCCAATCCGTGAACATTACCTAATAGTAGTCTGCCTGCAACTGAATCAGCTAAACCACCAACAAGGGTTGATGCTGCACCTCCAAAAAGTCCAGGTCCACCGAAGACATTACCGATTTCACTATTAGATTGGGGGTTAAGTGCATTTTGAATGCTCTTCTTTTTAGCATCAAAGGCATCTTTAACCTCTTGTGCTTTTTTATTAGCAATATCTTTTATTGCTTGTTTAGGATCAAATGGACCAGTTTGATAGTCTGGAATCTTGCCAGGTACCGCTAATCCCTCTGTTGAGACATCTTCTGAAACATTAAAATTTTGACCCACTTGCTTAGCTGATTCCCAAAAAATACCAATTTTAGGTTTTTTAAGTTCAGGATTTCTACCTAAATCTGCAAACATCGCACTAATGTCATCTATGCTAAATTCACAAAAGTCAAATTGTAATTTAACAAATGGTTTAGCCGCTAAACCCATTTCAGTATTAAGTGGTGTATCATCTGGAGAAGCATAACTGCCTTGACCCTTTGGATTATGATCACCTATGCGACCTCTAGAATCTGTATTTCTGGCAGCAATATCTTGTTGAAATTGTCTAATCTCAGAAACAATCACATACATTCTAAAATGACGTAAGTTTTTAGGGACAATTTCTACCCATCTGTTAAAATCAAAAATAGCTCTTTTATAAAGATCCATTAATGCAATAGCAGTTAAGTCTACGTTTTCTTCAAGACACTCTATTTCTAATTTAGGCTTGTTAGCTCCCCAAAAAGGCTCTTCTAAGTTTTGATATTGCATTGCCGCTTCAATGCCAGCTAAACTTTGCCAAAACCATGGCATCTCTTTGTTAATTCTTTGAAAAAGTTTAATAAAAGAACTTAGTCTAGTTGATAATGCTTTACCATAATCACCACCAACTACATTTTCTAAATAGTTATTCGCAGCACCGTTAAACAAGGGCGACTCTTGCGACGTATAATCGAACATAAAAAACCAGCTCAAATACGTAGGATCCTCGTTGAACTTACGTAATTGAGAGCCTTTTCTAAATTCATTTCTATGTTTACTAAAGTCCTCTTGCATTTACTATATATTCTAATTATTCAGGCGTCCTAAGATCTGCCATCTTAGTTGGCCATTCTCTTCTAATTAGTGTAACTTCTTGCGTCAAACCAACTGTTGAGTCGTATGTAATATCAATATTTTCAATAATATAAAAGCCTGTTAAAAATCTATCCATCATTTGACTTGGTTGACCTTCTCCAGTATCTTCGCTTTTTAAGCCTAAACCTTGCTCGTTAAATCCAGCTTCTTCATGCTCCATTTTAGTCAATGTTGCATGGCCTATTTTTTGACCGTCATAGTGGTACATTAATAGCGGAATCTTTTGATATTTGTAGAGTGCTGGATTAAAACTATTTAGAGTCACTTTGACTTTCATCTTTTGTGTCTCCATTTCGTTTTGCTTATTGTGCAATTTAGCAAAGACCGAGCTTGAGTGTACATTACCTAAACCATCTTCACCAGTATCTTGACGACCAATGTACTTATATTTTACATTGTCTTGATAGTCTTCTTCATCTCTTTTACCTTTTAGTGGTTCTTCAATATCTCTTAGATTAGTTGAGCTTAATGGTTCAATATCGAATTGTTGTAAGCGCTCGCTATCTTCACCGTTATCATCATAAATCATAACGTTTCTCTTATTACCGGCCTTTAAACTAATTTTATTAGAATTGTTAATAATTTCAACTTCTTCTACATAAATATTTAGGCCTTTTACTTCTAAGAAATTTGTTAATAAAAGTGGCATTTCTGCATTATCAGGATCTGGTCCATCTGCATTACCCTTTTCACCATATGATTGTGATGATGAAGCTAAACTTTGTTGTAGTTCTTCAATTGATGGATTACTTGAGTTAAAGATTCTATTTACCTCTACATAGTTTAAGTAATAGTATTGATCAATGTAATACTTTTGAAAAGCATCGTCACTAATATATGAATCTTCAGCAATAGACTTAATAAACTCTAAATAAGTTTCATAAGCCTGAATTCTAGCCATAGTATCATCTGTTTCATCGATGTTAGTGGCTAAACCTAATTTTAATTCACGTGCGACCATTTCCATGTGATCTAGAGAACCTGCATTGTCAAGCTTTTGACAGTTTTCACCAAATAGTTTAGGGATCTTTGCAATACCTTCCATTGTGATTAAAGCTGGAGCACCTTCAACGCCTTTGCCAGCAATAATATTAGTGATACTAAAGTCCATATGAATAGACTTAAATGTCTCTTGATTTTTAGAATTAATTAAGAGCGTAAATACATCACCGTCTCGAGGATATGAATCAACTTCAAAACCACTTTTAGTATCTTCAACTTCTACTACACACCTTGGCACCACGCCACTTAATGTTAGATCTACTGACCTAACTTGATTTCTACCGAACACATATTTATTAACCTTAATGAATGGCTCGATATTACCCATCTGCTTAGTGATTTTATCACCGCCTTCTTCTTCACCGGCAGCATAAATCTTAATCTCAGTAGGCATCAAAGCTGGTTCTACGACCGCTAAAATATTGTGATCTAAATCCATCTATTATTATTTATTACAAGGGCTATCAGACATATCTAAGCCGCCCGAGGTATTATTGTCACCAGAAGGCGCTGTACCGTCACCGTTATTTCCGCCTACATTATCGGCAGTATCATTTTTGTCAGCACCGTCTGTACCATTACCACTTGAAGCACCTTGCACCCCTGAGTTTTGATCAAGTAAGTTATCAAGCTGTGTACCTGTTAAACCTGCACCAGAGCCTGAGCCAGAACCTGAGCCACTTCCAGAAGTAATTCCAGTACCACCCGCAGGTATATCTACAGTTGTAGTTTCGGTTACTACTTCAATGCCCTCAGCATTTGCAGCAGCAATTAATTCAGCTGTAATAGATTCAACTACAGCATCAGTTTGTACTTGTGCACCCATTCTAACTTCAGAACCATCGAATTCGTAGTTCTTTTTACCTACTGGAATTACGTTAGGTGGCAATAGTGTCTCTTTATTGTATTTCTTTTTAAGAGCTTCGACTCTTTTTTGATCCTTCTTGCTTAATCGCTTAGTGTCAATAAACTGTTGTTTAACAATATTTTCTTCATAAGCACCTGGTCTTTCAAGCTTATAATATGCCGTTGTTGGTGAGGGAACAAAAATTGTTTCACCTGGCATCAAACTAAAAGGATCAGAAATATTATTAAATTTTAAGATCATATCAAGCTTACTATGATCACCATAATAAAGCAATGCGATGCGATCTGGTCTAACAATATCATCATCTCTAACAATATGTTCAGCCACAATTTCGGCTCCTACCATGTTTCTAAAAATCATAGTAGGTTGAGTTAAGACTAGCTTAACTGTATCCTTCGTTTTGTTATATAGAGATTTTAGATTCATAGCTATTAACCTGCATTCATATCAGAGATACGTTTAGCGAACGCACTCGTAAAGTGTTTATTTGTTTTATCTTTACCACCATAAGCTGATAAGTTAACCATTTTATCTAGATCAACAGCGCCTTCAACTTCAGGCTGTAAATACATACGGCCTCTACCGGCATTAAACATACTTTCAATTTCACCCTTATCTCTTGGTCTAGCCGGTTTTAAGTTTACTGTTAAAATCATTTTAGATGGAAAACCTTCATAACCTAATGGTCCCTCAAATTCAACGTTACTTGACTCTAAGGCTAAGTTACCAACTACCATCATAGGATTCATTGGATTACCAATTGTTACGTGCCACATACCTGTCGGATCACCTGAAATAAATGAAGCGGCTACAGCTGCACCTTGTGGTGAGTTAAACATTTTCATTAGACCACCACCAATAAGGTTGTCCATAATCTTAGAATCACCAAGTGCATTTATACCACCACCAGTCATTGCTTCTTTAATTGCAGCACCTGCATCAGCAAAGGCTGAAGCAGCTCCTTTAAGTTGATCACCAATAGAAGTTAAAAAGCCTTCATAGTCACCGCTTTTTAGTTTTTGAAAATCACCAAATGGCGGTACCGTTGAACCATTACCTAAATATCTAGTAGCTCCTCCCCAAAACGGTGCGTTATTATAAGTTAAGGCTAAAACATTTGAAAGTGTATCCATAAATGCCACCTTCGGACTCGTATTAGTAAAACCCTTAAGATCATAATGAAACTTAAGAGTAAACTCTTGATTAAATTCTAGACCTTGCTCTCTAGTTAAAACTTTTTTAATAACATTAAGAGGTCCATAAACTTTGTTAGGATATGTTTCAGTAGTTGGATCCCAACCTGCACCCTTTTCTTTAATTCTAGCGGCTTGATCGGCACTATAGCCATTTACACCCGCATTAATTGCGCTGGCCAATGGGCTACCATCAATCATTGAACCCACTTTGTTGTTGTTTGTACTTGATGAGGTTACTTTTTGTAATTCCGATTCAACTTCTTTCCAACTAAACTTAGTACCAAACTTAAGAATCTCTTTCATGTCATTACCTAATTTAGGTGACATCCAAGTAATAGCTCTGGCCAAATCAGGCTGTGAACCATCTATAAGTTTACCATCGTTACCGGGTGTTAACATATTTTTTAAGTCATCGCCCACTGGATATGCAAACCTTCTAAGAGTAATCATATAATCATTAGAGATTTTACCATAGTGTTCACATTGCACAAAGTCACTTATATTATAAGTATAACCTAAACTCTTTTCGTTTATAGAATCTTGAATAATGTTTCTAGCAGTTGGATCTGGAGCGCCAGCTTCTCCATGGTAATAAACAGTTTTATTGTAATTATCAACTTGAGAACCTGTATCGTCAGGGCTACCGTTTGCATGGTTTTTATATTTGTGTAGAGCCCAATGGTTAAATAGAGATCTTACACCTTGGCCACCTGGAATTGTTTGACCAGACTTTTCAGTTTTAGTACCACCTTCACCACTAACTTCCTTACCGACTGTATATGATCTGGCATCAAGTTCTACATTACCATACTTTGAAAGACTAGGCGCCTTAGGTTCAGGCTCAGGCTCAACAGTAGTATTACCTTGAGAGGCTGGAGTTTCAGGTTCTGGATCGGGTTCAGAATACCCTACAAGTTTATCATCACCAAGAAACCAAATTCCCATCTTTTTTTGGGGAGTCCCGATTGTAGTCTCTTCACCACCAGGCGGATCCAAATACTTATATGTGATTCTAGGTCCAAGTTTACTTATAAATTGAAGTGTTCCTGCCATTTAATGAATGTGTTTTTAATATATATCGCGGCCAATATAATAACTTAATATAATTTGACCTTTATCTATATATCAAACCCATTCTACATCGTCCATCTCACCAGATTCTGGTCTATAGAGAAGTTCGTCAGCCCAATCTTTTTGTTTTGGAAATCTGTCGCCTAAGAATTTTTTAAGGGCTGCGACATATTCACCCTTGGCATCAAATCTAAATTCGCCTGAATATGTAGATCTGTTACTAAGCTCATAGAGCTCTTTTAAGCACATCTCTATTTGAAATGTTTGGATATTATTAAACAGTTGGATCTGTTCTTCTCGCGTCTTTGTACAGAATACTGAGTCGACTGTGATTAGATAGTTCTTCCATTTCTCTCCGTTAAATATATTGTCTTCAATATCTTTAACGGTACTATAGTTAGTCCTCTTAAGATTAATTTTAGTGTCTTTGCCCTCAAAGTTTTTAATAAACCTACCACCAAATAGATTCTTTTTTAAGAAGTATGCGTTGTCATAGAATTTCTTAATTCTAATTTGATATTGAGGATTTACATCGTCGAATTTGACGTCGTAAATGGTGGCTCTAACTGGGATAAGAAGATTAGGTTGTTGTGTGGTAGAGATTAGAGCCTGAATTTGTTCACCCTTGGCAAATAATCTATGCTTAATCATTGTCTATAAATTTGACGTTATCAAACTTACTCAAAACACCGCGCTTAGGATAGTCACAGCGATTAACTATAATTAGATCAAAATTAACGTCACGATCAATTGCCAAATCTTGCATAAAGTCTTTAAACCCTGCAACTGTTTTTGCGTCAAGATCTTTAAACATATAGACTATGTTAATCTCATCTTTTTCTATTAGATCGTTAAAGAGTTTTTGTAGCATTTTACGAATATAGAGCGCTACAATAATAGATGAAGGCTCAGAGCTATATGGATCGCTTTTAATTAAACGATTGTAAATATCGAAATAAGATACGGACAGGTCGTAGTCTTTTGATTTTGACATCTTGTCAAATTCAGTTCGAGTTTTACACCATACGCCTTCAACTTTTAATGTCATTCCTTAACCATTGATCTCAGCGTCTCAATAGATTTCTCTAATTGCTGGATCCTATTCTTTAATTCTGTTTGAGTAGGTACATATTTGTTACCCCACTCGGTTTTAATCACCAACTTATCTGAATCTAGGTCATTGCCTGTAGCAATACCTAGATCCAGAATTAAGTCTGTTAAAAATTTAGCCTGATTGAATCTAGCATTTTTACCTTCAAACTCATAGACAATTCTAGAAGTATACTCTTCTCCACCACCGTTGACATTATCGTCGAACAGAAATTTGATAACACCGTTATCAGCCGGTTCAATGCTAACTGTAATCATTCTAAATAATTATTTGTTTCTAGCTTCTCTCGAAGCTTTTACCTCTGCTAATAGTTGCTTAGCACGTTTTTTATCTTCGCGATAAGTTTCTTTATCTTTAATAGCTCTACACGCCCAAGCTTCTTCAAGCTTTGCCATTTCTTCTTTGTTGTAGCCTTGTTCAGTCCACTGTACTTTTAAACCATCAAGAATTGCTTCTAATCTAGTAGCATTTAATTCTTCATTGCGCTTTGTGTTTTCAGCGTGGATCTTTTTGCCATACGCAATGTTCTCTTGACGTACTTTAGATCTAACTTCACCAAAATATGGCATTTTACTTAGTGCTTTGAGAATTCCTTGTGCCTTCATCATTGCACGACGTTGACGACGATTAGGCGTCGATTGTTGTTGCTGTTGTTCCATTATAATAAGATTTAATGTATGACTCGATCTGTTCTTTTAATTGATCTCTTAAATTATCTATCTGACTCTCTACAAGCAGGCCAATCTGCTCATTAAGGTCCTTTTTTGTAATATCCATTTGATCTTTTAGTAGATCATAGACTTGCTTTGATGGAATATTAACTTTAACTGGCATTTCTGCTTGATTTTTAGCGCTCATTTTTCTAAGCATCTCCATCATCACATTAACCTCTTCTTTAACTTCAGGTTTTGGTGCAGTTGTAGTTTTAACCTCAACTTTAGTTGATCGATTGACATTTATGTTCGCCGCTGGATTAAACGACAATGCTAAGCTTTTAGCATCTTCTTCACTCGAAGTCTTTAAAAGATATTCACCTACTAGTTCTCGGTTACACCTAGTACCATCCGTGAAGTTCATCCATTTTGAATCAGGTTTTGTAGTGTCTTCTTGAACTATATCACCCGCACGTTCTGATTTACCCCAAACATAGAAAACCTCAGCTTGAGTGGTGTCTTGCTGTTGTGTACTCATATTATTTTTTATTTTACGCTTTTGTAGAGCCTGAAACGTCCACATTATCAGATCTACTAACATTATATGTCTGATTTATAAATTGTTTAATAAATTCAATTGACTCACTTGGGCCAATCACTGCATCTCTACGTTGATAAGTTTCTACCCATCTTTTTAAGAAAGCCTGATTGCCATGTGTTGTTAAATACTCTTTTAGTTCGTTTACCTCTGGAAGGTACATTTTGTTAAATCCCATATATTAGTTTTTAGTGTCAAAGAAAAAGGTTTGAAATAGTCTACCGTTATGCATATCAGTACCAAAATAATCAAGCGATGTATGAAAAAGATCACCTTGATAGATGACCAAACGATTATATACGTTACCTATAAAATCAGTCATTTCCCATTTTGTCATATCTTGTGAATCGTGGTAGATTATATCGACTAGTTCTTGGTTCACTGAACCATCATCTAG